TGTCCCGAACCATCGTCTACGTCTTCCTCAGGGTCTGCCTCTTCGGTAGTTTGTCCTTCCGGCTCCGTATTTGTTTCCGGTTCCTCTTGGGGGATGCTTGCCTCAGGTGCGTCATCGACTTGGCCGGAAAATTCCGGGGTCAACGCGGCATCTATGTCAGCTTGTTCCATTTCAATTCCTCCTTGCTCATTTCTGTTGCGGCCAATATTTCTATTATCAGCTTGCAACGTGCTCGATTTGATATGATCTTGTCAATGTCCATGCTAGCGTCTGTTACGAGGGCACGCGCGCTTGCGGCGTACTTATCTTTCACAATCCCTAGCCATATTGCGAAACCCTCTGTATTGCGCATCTCCGCTAACGCGACGCTGTGCAAACTTGAGGTGGCAATATCTTCATCATACGAGTCTTGTTCTCCCATAATCATACCCCCTTAATTTGACAATTACAACTAAAATATCTATCTGTAGTGGTTGGTTACTTAGGTTGCTCTAAACCTAGTCCCATTCCGCCTACACCGCCAGTTTGCGGATAAATACCTCCTGGTTCTGCTACACCTGACGGAGTTTCTGCCTGCTCGGCATTCGGATCTACCGTGGTACCCGTGTCTACTGGAACGTCCGGTGTAATCAGCTCGTCGATGTTCTTGAAGTCGAACTCTTTGAATATGTCTCTCATGAGCTCCTTCATGTTTACACCCTCTATATTAGAAGAGGTGCTGAGCAACTGAATGAGCTGTGTCTGCCTGAGTTCCTTGTTCACCGCGGCCTCTATTGCGGTTCCAACGGCTACGATGTCAAACTCTGCGTCAATGTCAGCTAGGCTTATTTGCTGTGCTGTAGCATCGCCTCCATCCTGCGTAACACGAATCCACGTCCCGTCGTCTAAGAACTGCTTGTTTAGCTCTGCGAGTTGTCTTCCAACGTCGGCCATCGGGTCTTCTTCCATCATCATGATCTGCAATTTGAATCGCTCAGAACTTGCGCTTGTTAGCAGGTTTGCTACTGTTGCTGTCTCTTTACGAGAGCCTTCCTGCCCTCTGTCATAGTTATGGATTCCGGACGTAACATCCATGTCCTCCTTGATGATCTCCTCTTCTTTGTAGGCGGAACCTGTGACGTCCTGCGTAATCAGCTCTTTTATGTCATTATTTATGTCGTCAACCTCAACGTATCCGTTCGGCCTAGATACCAGCTGCTTAGGATCTACGCTTGCATTCCTGTTTACTAGGTACATCCTGTTCAATGCAAGACTTACATTGTCGATTCTCTGACTTCTAGTGGTGTTAAGCTCTGCCTGCAAGTCGGTAAGCGCAGCAATAGGAGGCTTACCAAACCACTCGTTAGGCATAGGAATCAGCGTCCATTTTGTGAATGGTTTCTTGTGATGGTAGTACGGATTCTCAATGCACTGGATCACTGTCGTTTTGTTGGCAATCAGCACTTTGTAGTCATCTGTCCAGTATTCCCAAATCCTTACCCCGTTCTTCATGTTGGCAGGGTTCTTTTGTAACAACGTAAGGCGGTCTCTCAGCTCCCCGTCCTGCTGATCTTCTGTGGAAAGTTTAGACGTATTACGGTACCCCTTCTCGGAGGTGAGCTCGTGTTTCTCTTTCCAATACTCATGGCCAACAAAAGGAGAACTGTCGATATCCGTATAGGCAGGGTCGAACCGGAACGACTCAAGCGGTATATTCTTGATTTCCGGGGCGTCATACAGAACTTTTGGCTCTACTACAATGTCCTGCCCTTTCGTCTTCTGCGGAGTACCGTCTCCCAACTCCACAGTCTGCTCGACATCATTCTTCCGTCTAGTCACGTTCTTTGTCTCATAGCGCCACCCCTGTTTGGAGATTGCTGTTCCATACAGGCAGGCGGTCTTGAAGATCTCGTAGAATCTAGTCGCCGCCCTCATGTATTGGCGCATCTGAAAATCAACGAGGGAGGTCATGTTCTTACCCTTTTGCTCGTCCGATCCTCCTTGTGGCATATAGGATATGAACGGCCTAGAGTCTAATATAGACCCTATCAATTTAGGAATAGACGTCTCCACGATATTATAGATGTAAGGAATAAACAGATTAGCCCCGTTCGGCCTCTTCTCTTCGTCGGTGAACTGGCAGTTGTACAGCCGATAGAACTCTTGAAAAAGATCAAAGTACGGGTTGCAGAACGATACGGAACGGTTCCAGTCCTCCGTAACGACCTGCAAAATGTAATCGTCGGTCTGCCCTTTAAAGTCTCTAGGGTTATCCGGAATTTTAGGTCTTGCCATAGCATACCTCCTTTAATAGTTTGTTTTGCTGTTTCCAGCCTTATAGATGTACTCCATCCTAGAGCGTAGGCTTGGGAGTGGTTTTAATAGTTGCTCTACATAGGCAAGGGCATCGACAGTATCATCGTGCTCTGAGAATGGAAACTCAGTAAGTTCTCTTCTCAAGTCTGTGTGGTATCTGTGTATGAAAATATCATCATTCTCCCACGCAGGCTGTAGCATCCTAGCACGGCGTATCTTGTCCTTGTCTGCCTTTAGTTCCACAATGTTCAGATATTTGTTTCTCCTTCGCATCTCGTCTTTCATTGCATAGATAAGCATCTTTTGGAATGCCACGGTCTCTATTCCAACTTTACGAAGGTTCGTCGCGCTCTCTGCTACTGCGAATATCCTGTCTATCAATTGGTAGGGGGTTAAGTGCTCTCTTACATAATCAAGCACATACCGTCTCTTCGCTTTGTCCATCCCAACTGTCATGATGACTGAATAGTCTGCCTTTTCATTCTGCGAGATAGCAGGATCGACAGTGATGTAGGTGTCTGTGATAATCTGTGGGGTAGCCAAATCCTCAATGTAATTCAGGTGCTCCTTTCCAAACATAGCATCATCAGGGCTTACCGGGTCTAGCATATACTGGCAGGAGTAGATGTAGCTTCCTTGATCTGCGCGCATTTCCGCTAGGAACTCCCTAGTAAGTCGCGCCGGGAAGTACAACTCTTCCTTGTCGTTGATCGCCGGACGTACCAATGTATCCAGCGTCTTTGTTTCTATTAGATGCCCGTAAAGGTCGGCCATGTGGTACCGAGTCCCAATTACGAGAAGAAGACCACCTCCGATCTCCAATAAGGATAGGGAGTATTTGTAATGCTCCTCGACTTTAATGAGTTGCGCATCTGTCGCCACGTTCCTTTCTGACACAACGTCATCCATCAATATCACGTCCATGTGCATTCCGGTTCTAGCATTATCTACCCCGGAGCAGAATATTGACGGCTCTTTGAGTCCTACCGCTGTTCTATGTTTCAGGATTACTTGGTCTTCCACAAATCCGCCTGAGAGGCGTTTGTTTGGCTCTAACAGGTACTCTCCTTTCTCGTTCACGCAGATCATCCGCATCATCTCGTTGTTGTCTATCAAGTCCTTGACTCCGGCGAGATACAGTTTCGCGTTGCCCAGTGTTTCCGAGTCAAGCATAATGCGCAGGTTTTGATTGTGCCACAGTATCCACGGCACGAATGCCTGTGCTACGGATGACTTAAATGTGTTTCTTGGAAGCATCATCAGCTTCTTTAGTGTTCCATCTAACCCTCTAACGTAGTCTGTTTGCGGGGGCACGATGTCGGATATACCAAGAATATTCGACTTATCGAGACCCAGCGTAATAAATTCGCAGAGTTCTCTGTGCGGATCTTCCTCCATCAGAGTCTTTCCTGCTACGAATTTGGCAAACACATAGAAGTCCCTGTACGCCGCGCGGCGGAGAAGCTCGATCTGCGCTGTCTTACTTTGTTCCGTTGTCCGTAATCTGCTCGACATCTAAGTCTCCTTCCGGCAATAACTTGTTGCTACGGAGTATCTCCTGCAACTGGTCGTCTGTGAAGTTCTGCATGTTGTTGTTCTGCGTAGTAAGTTCAATCTTCTGCGTCGCTGTGAGTCCGGTTCTGTTCAACACTTCCACGGCGGCAGATAGCCTTACCTTGTCCACCCTGCTGTTCATACACTCTGTAAGCGTTTTTACGGCCTTTATCGTGGATACCTCTATCATCTGCCTAGACAACTTTAGCACTTCCTGCATTACAGAGTCTTTCGCCGCCTTAAACGCCGCAGAGTTCCGAATTTTCTGAATATCCATTTTGTCTAGACCCAGTTTATTCGCCATGGCGCTCAAACTGTAACCTTGGATATCGCAGTAGATGACCCCCATCACATTTCCCAGCCCGGTAAGCCCCGTCTCTTCGGCAACATCTTCTTTCAGGAAATCCATGTCTTCGCGTGACAGCATGATGAAGTCCCCCATGTTGGCGTACTCTTCATCCCCCGATAACAGGTCGTGCAATGCCGAACGTTGCTTTATCTTGGCGTCTTTCACGTTCCTCACGATAGACTTTTTCTCGGTATTTTCTACTATTTCCACTTCTTCCATTATAAAGCACCTCCTTACATTAATTTTACTACAGATGGTACATTTTACAAGAATTATTACCATCTGTGGTACAATTATGCTATAATAATGTCAAAAAGAGGTGCATTATTATGAATAGAAGTACTGCGGCGGCGATTGACCGCGAAGGTTGGGCATCAATCAGCGTGAAAGTGCCGCCTCAAATGGCGAAAGAATACGCAAAAGCCATGATCGATGCAGACTGCAACAAGACACAGCCAATACTGTCATTCATCAACAGCGTGATACTAGGAGAAATTTCCGTAGAGATACGCGGCTCGGCGGCACGAACTGATGATAGGCGCAGGCACTACATCATGGATGACACCGGAGTGTTTGATGATTTTCGAGTACGGCTGAAACTTCCGGGAGGGCAACTCATAAATCCACTACCCATTCCAAATAAATTTCTGAAATAATTTAATTAATACTTGACATTTAGTAACCTCCGGTTTATGATGAATTTACAACAAAAAATCATTTACAGGAGGTTTTTAATATGACAAAAGCAATTCGTTACAAAGGTGTCCCCGCAACGAGACGGAAGCACCAGTCCGAGCACAAGCATGAGGTTGTTCTCCACGCGGATCACAGTATGTCCAACGTGGCACACCCGGAAGTCATGCCAAACAGAATACGCTCAATGCGTGGCAGGCGCTGTTTACAGCAGGACGAGCTAGCCAAGCTGTGCGGAGTCAGCAGAGTAACCGTATCTTACTGGGAAACCTGTAAGAAATCACCTAGCGACAAACACAAAAAGGTATTGTGCGCCGTATTAGGATGTGATATCAACGACCTATTCGACTGGAGGTAGAGTGAATGCGTGTAACAGACATATCGCTCACCGACGTAGTCAAGCGCTATCTAAAGGTAGATGCCTGCGAGCGAGAAGGTAATTCAAACAGGTATAAGACAGCATGTCCGTTCCACAAAGATCACTCGCCATCCATGTTGCTTTATGACAAGACAGACAAAGGACTTGGATGGGACTACCACTGCTACGTATGCGGGGCACACGGAACCGCGCCTACGATGCTTGCAGGACTTCATATCGTAGAGACAGAAGAGGACGCCGTCAAGTTACTGCGCCACGACTACAACATGGAACTGCCGGATGCAGTGGATCTACAAACACTGTGCGAACTCAAGGGGCTTGATATGGAGTTTGCGGAGAAGAACGGATGGAAGACCGTCGAGCGCGGTGTCGAGATTCCGTTCTTTGATATTCGGGGCAATGAGTACCGATCCAAGATTCGTGTGAAGTACGAGGGGAAAGACAAGTACATCTACTCCGCGGCGCACGACTCTGTCAACACCAACAATATTCCCTATGGGCTTCATTGGCTCGACGCCTATGATGACGATGTTCTTTATCTGACCGAGGGAGAGACCGACTGCATGACACTGCGTCAGGCAGGGTATCCCGCTATCGGCATCATGGGTGCTAATGGGTACGACACCTCCTACGCTACCTATTTCAGCAGGTTTGCCTCTATTGTCCTCGTCCGTGATAACGACGAGGCCGGGTGGAAGTTGCTCACCGACTTGGCGGAGGACTTCAATGACAAACTGTATATGACCGTGCTCCCAAACGGTGTCAAGGATATCAACAACTACCACGTGTTCCGGTGCAACTCCGACCCCGTAATCTTGCGCACTATGTTCGACAATATGCCAATACTCCCCGCGACCCCCGACACTTTTGTAGCTTCTGTCGTAGCTAAGACTGTAGAGCCCACCGATACGTCCTGCTGGACGATGGTGAAGCGATACAAGAAGTCCACCGCTGAGTTACTGCAATACAAGGACACATTCTCCAATGCCACCAAGGTGAGCAAGACCGTTGTTACCGCCTGCATCAAGGCCGCAACTGCGTCCACCGAGTCTCCTGATTTAGTTGAGCATACTCTGATCGTCGATGGCAACGCCTACTTCAAGCGCGTTATGCGCAATGGCTCACTGGTACAGGAGCGAATCACCAACTTCATCGTCGAGCCGCAGTACGATATCAATACCGACGGCGAGATCATCAGGGTGTGCAATCTTGAGAACACCTACGGCAAGACGGTTTCCGGAGTTCACTTCGACGCCGAGACGCTGTCAGCCCCTTCCAAGTTCAACTGCAAGTGCATGAGCGTTGGAGACTTTATCTTCTCCGGCACAATCGAGGACTTGTTCCAACTCTGCTCGCAGATCTTCTCCACCCCCAAGCGAGTCGTGCATTCCCCCCGCCGTATTGGACTTCTCGACGATGGTTCATGGCTGTTCGGCAATTGCGGG